CAGCAAGAACACTAGTACCAGCATCAAATAGATCGGGCAACGCACGAATCTTCTGACGATACAGTTTCCACTGTTCTTTTTCTTCTGCTGAAATTGGAGCATCTTCCAGCATAGTCCAATCAGAAGAGAATAGGAAGAAGTTTCTCCATGCTTTAATTCGTGCAAGAGAAAGACCCTTTTCTCTTTTCATGATGGTGTTAAACATCTCATCAACATCTCTCTTTGTTGTTGATGCGATAGCGTCAACTGCTTCACTGATATCTGTCGCTAACTTACGTGCAACATCAAGATCAACTTCACTAAAAATGTAATCCTTCCAGAAATATTCTCCCGTTGTATGATTACGAACATACTTTTTCTTCTCACAGAAGAATTGTTCTTCTGGTAAATCACGATATGTAAAAGACATCAGAACATCCTTATCTGAATCCCACAAAGGATAGACAAGTGGGACAATATATCTTTCCCAGTCAGACTCAGTGACTGTAACGGTCAATGTTCCTCTCTGTACGGTCCTGCTAGGACCACTAATCATAACGGTTTTATTTGTGATATTCATGTTAAACGGGTTGCTGATAATACCATCCTGTTACAACATATTTAGTACCTTCGAGGACTAGATTGCCTCGATGTGTATGTGTAAATCCAGCTGGCCAAATAACTACAGTTCCTCTAGAAGGTTTGATGCGTCTTCTCTGATAAAAGAATTCAGTTTCACCACCATCAAAATCTTCATTCAAATAAATCATCCAAACCAATTCTCTCGCTGATTCATTAAAAGACCCACGCTCATAGTGATAAACGTGATATCCACCACCTGCAGGAGTTTCTTGCATCTTGATCGACCAAGATGTGATAGGCGATGATCCAAGTGCCTGATATTCTCTGCAATAATGATTAACACAAGACTGCAAATACTGATTAACAGTATTTGAAAGAGGAACACTCATGTTATCAATCATAAGAGAAAGATCTCTTCTCCCAAGATGACCAGAAGAGAATTGTGTTTGACCACTAGAAGCTTCAGTTGATGCATCTGCGATATCCAACAACTTCAAGTCGCGCTCTTCATTCGCAGTAGTTGCATTTTCTTTCCAGCATTTGAAGAAGTCAATAAGTTCTGTACAAACTGATTCTGGAACAAAGTTTTCCCAAACACCAACAAAATCATTAAAATTTCCCTTTCCGCCCATTAGGTTGACGGGAATGATTGGGTTCAACATCTCATTAAAATTAGATGACCCAGGAGTTGTAATCGGCATAATCTATTTCACCAAGCTTTAATTAAATATTTGACCCTAAAGTATTTTAGCACAAGTGGGACAGGAGTGGTAGGTACAATTGATGCAACAACACTAATTTGTTCTGCCGCAGTCATTGTGATTGTACCAGAGTTTAGAGTGATACCTGCCTGTGTTGGGTTAATGTCGATAACGAACTGTTCCTCCATATCAACTGTTTGTCCTTGATCATTAGTAGTACCATCATTTACTTTATCAGCACCAAACACATTTGAATATGCAGTTGGACTATTAGTATAAGTTACAGTTGTATCATATGAATACTGCTCATTAGATCCAATCCTAACTGGATTATATTCAGCAAGATAGTGACTGTGCTCAGCTTGAATACCTTGTGCTGGGTCAAACTGAGAGACTGCTGCTTTGTTTGAGATGTAGTTTGGTGAAAAAGTGTTACCACCATGAGCGTCACCATTCTTCATACCCTGTCTTTGGTCACCCTCACTATTAAGCAGCAAGTGAGTGTGTGGTGGTGGACCAGTTAGAGGTCTAGATTGTAGTGGTCCAACAGTAATTTGTGTGTTACCACTCAAAGATCCATCGATGAAGTCAACACATGTATCATATCCTTCTACTCTAACAGTTCCAATAGTATATTCATCTAATTGTCTTGATCTAGAGATATACCACTCACCACCAGTATCACCAACCTGCATCTGAGAATTATCAGGAGTAATAGAACCAGGACCATCGACACCACCAGGACCATTTAATCTCTTCATTCTGAGATCAGGTAGATTAAATGTAGCACTAACTGTACTACCTGCAGTGCTTCCCCAGTCGCGCAAATTCACTGATTGTGGATTTGTTCCACCATACTTATTACCAAGAACTTCAAACAATAGAGGATAATCCTCTACACTAACCGAAGCACCATTACAGTACAACCAACCAGGATAATTATCTGCAACATCATCCGTTGTAGCAGATGTAGCACTACCAGCATCTACAAACACACAACAAATTGAACCGATTGGAGCTCCAGAGTCTCCTATCTGATCTGAATAATGATGTGTGTAACTACCTTTTAATCGTACAGCCATTTTAGTATTTGATTAGAAATTCAACAACGATATATGGAGAGACAACATCATCAAATTTAGTCGCTGTTGACGTTCTAACGTTAACAGAAGCACTCAATCCATCAGGTCTGATGGTTCCGACATCAGTTGTCGCTTCATAATCAGTTTCAGTAAAATCTCTATCAAGTCTATGAGAGTGTGACGTAAGGTCAGTAGTATCTGTTCCAGGTGGAGATTCAACTACCTGCTCAGTGTTTCTAGCAGTTGCATATGCAATCTGAGCACCTTGTGGTACTGTATCAAATGGTCTTAAGTTACCTACGTTAATTGTAGCAGTGTTTGGCCAGTTTGCTGCAGTGATGGTAGAGATCGTTTTAGAAGTTGTCCACTGAGAAGAAGATCCCTCCACGTTACCAATAAACGACTCCTGAAAGTTCTCACAGGTGTTATTACAGTAATTGGGACCTTGACCTTCGCGACTATGATATGCTTCACCAATTGAATTACAATCAGGTGATGCCGTTGTAGCATCTTCTGGACGTAAATAATATGGTCTAGAAGTATTACCAAATCCAGGTGCCTCTTTAACTGCAACTCTACCCGTGGAAGAATAGTGCATGTGAGGACCGATCGCTCTATCACTAACACTCTCAGTCTCAGATGATGTTGGGAAAGTCCAACCAACATTACCATTTAGAGCAAAGTTTTGTGATGGTACAGTAAAAACACCGTTGAATCCCACCTGTGCTGTATCACCGATATTAGAGAAAATATCTACACCAACACCTGCTTTCTGTACTACGGTATCTGTTCCAGTTACTTTTGTATCATTTCTGTATGAACCAATGTTTGCACCAACAGATGCCTCAATATGTTTAGATCCTAAATCTGGAACTTGAAACTGATCATCATCTAGAGTTTGATCATCTTTTTTGTAGAGACTACCAGCACCAGTACCTAGAATTTGCGCTAGTTGCGGATATTGCCTACTGCTATAGATTGACCCATCACACTTCAAATAACCAGCTGGTAAATCAGTGACGTTATTTGATGAATCTGGATCATTATCCAAAACGGGAGTAGACCACTGGATAATCGTTCCAGGAGCAGATCCTAATTTTGCTCTTTCTTTTTGTAAAAACTTCATTAGAAAGCTCGGATAAGATAAATCATGGTTAATGATGGAGTTTTAACGTCCACATTGATATTTAGTGCTGCAGGGAGGTTTTGAGCAGCAACATTAGTTGCTACACCAGTCAAAGTGCTATCAATTTGCAAGTTGTTAACAGGAACAATTGTTGGTGGTCTCAAGAATCCAGCGTTCATAGAAACCTCAAAACTATAGTGATTATGAGATCTAATTCCTGTATGATCTTCACCATTATGGTTTAGAGTTGTTGGATATGTTAGAGATGTACCGCCAGCATTAGCAACTTGGTTTGCTGATTGATTACCATACCAGTTTTTTCTATTGGTAAACAATCCACTTGCTGCTGCTTCTCTGTAGTTACAGTTTCCATTAGCACCAGAGTTACCATTCAAAGGTCTAGGATGAGGACCAGACCAAACAGGTTGATCAACACCAAGACCACCACCAATACTATTAACGTTTAGTTTTGCAGGTCCAGCTGTAGAAACAATTGTTTTTCCTTCCTCAAATGTAGTAACAAATCCAACTCCAGGAAGAACAGAATCTCGTGGTGATTGTAGTGATTTTTGTTTTTGATTTCCTTCTACAGAAGATCCAAAAGAGGGACATTGGAATCCTTCAACGAAACCAGCATCAGGGTCAGCACGATTATATCCAGACTCACCTGAGGGATTAGCATGTCTATGAGAAGGCATGTGATCCTTAGAAAGTCTTCTAGGAACTGTATAGAATGATTTGAAGTATGCTGGTGGGTTGATACTAAAATCTCTAATCTGTGCGGTTAGATTACTGGAGTCAGAAACAACAAAGTTAATGTCTGCTGTAGCATTTGCTGATGTTGGTGGAGTAGTTGTGTCTCCGTTACCAGCAATAAGTTGTGTAGTTCCTGCTCCAGATGGTGTTAAAACATCAGCAACTGATGGTAGAACCCACTGAACTTCAAGAACAACATCTTCCTGAGCATTTGAACCAAACAAAGATGCAGGGATTGTGAATTGATTTCCTGCTGCAAATCCAGATCCAGGTGCAACAACGTTATCAATACCAACTCTACCAGCAGAGTTGCAACTTACACTAAGTTGCAGTCCAGTACCAGAAACTCCAGTACCATTTGCTAAGTTTGCGGTTCCATTAGTAATTGTTTGTGGATTAGTAGCACTTCTAAGTAAGTCAACCTCGCCCTGAATAATGTTGATACCACCGACAGCACCAGATGAATAATTTTGTCCCATCTGCAGTGCAGTTATAGACAAATAATCTGCTTCGTAATCAGCAAGGACTCTACCATTCAGTGTAGGCAGTCTAAACTGATCTCCAAGAATGTATGCGCCATAAGCTCTACCATTCAGTCCATTAGTAGGACCATAGGTGTTACCAATAACTGAAGCAAGAACTGGATAGTCAATTGCTTCTAGTGTTTGTCCATTGCATTCGATCCAACCATCAGGTTTATCTCCTGCACTTCCTGTCCAAGGGAGAATGGTGCCGATTGAAGCAGCACGCATTCTCCTTTCTGTTTCGTAACTTTTAGACATTTTTAGTTATCAAATTTCGGTTAACCACCATCCTCTATATGTAGTCGGGATTGACTGACCACCACCATCTTGTGATCCCATAAAGACTAGTCCGAAACCAGCATTTCTAGTTTGGACAATCAACTCACCACCTTGATAAGCGGAAGGAAGACCACCAGCGTTTGTACCAGTGGTATCACCTTGAATAGCAACACCAGTTGGAGCGCGAAGAATTATAGACTGTGCATATGAGATTGAACCAGTAACTTCAATAAATCTAATCATATCACCCGTCTCTGCATCATCTGGTAGGGTTAGAACTGTATCCGCAGAGACTGCGACGATGTAGTTGTGACCAGTTTCAAGTGTTGTGTTAGCGTTGATGTAATCCCATCTACGACCACCGTTCTTGTTATAGAACTGAGTAACACCGAATGCATCAATAGCAGCATCACGACGGATTCTATAGTTTCTATTACCACTTTCACCCATGTTTGTGATGCTTAGTGGATAATCAGTGCTACTTGGGGTTGTGGTTGATGTACCAACCAACGTGAGATGACCACCGTTAACAGTTAGATCACCTTCACCATATGCACCACCAGTTTCACCGATTGTTGTATCACCATCAGCATTTGCAACATGGAAGACACGATCTGCGCTACCAAATCCAACACCAGTACCATGATCTTTGAATACCGAGAGATTATCACCGAGTCTGATATGACCCTGAACATCTAGGTTACCATTGCTATTGTCGAAGAATAGAGCGAGGTCATCACTATCACTATCAATATTACCACCATTTCCGTTGGTAATTCTGAAGACATTAGACAACCAGAACATACCATCAGATCTGAGTCTAGCATTAGGATCTGCCGTAGTTCCATCACCAACAAAGTCAGTAGTACCAGCAGCATTGATTGTAAATCTCTCTGTTGGATTGAGACCAGTTCCATTAATAACTCTGAACTTGTTATCATCTGCATTGGTTGATGCAACAGCAGTGAGGTTAATGCTGAAGTCTTGCTCACCAAGAATGGTTGAGTCAACACCACCAAAGACAGAATCAATTACAAATCTATCCTGATTTGCACCGTTATTAACAGTAAACTTCTCAGCATTTGTGCTGTTAACAGTAATAACTTCTACAAATTCACCTGATGGGCAAGTGGTGCTTGGACTGATTCTCAGGTAATCACCAACCTTAATCTGACCACCAAACTCAGCGAGAGCAATCAAAGTATCGCTGAAGTTGAGGACTGCACCAGTAGTAGATCCGCCAGTAATGTCTAGAGCACCACCGCCAGGATCAGCTGCTAGATTAAATCTAGTGACGCTATTAGCAGTATCGTTAATAACGTTCGCTACGAAGTATGTTGTACCTTGTACGATAGCACCTTGAATGCTTCCGATTGAACTAAAGGAAACTGCATCACCTTCTTGTAGTTCACCAATGGGAACTTCAAGTGTATCTGCAACTGCATTTAGATTAGATACTGCAGGAGTTGCTGCGTTCTGTGGAACTCTACCAACGGTATATGTTGCACCAGGAGACTTAGCAAGTTTGTTGATAACCGTGTTATCTGCTGTGTTGGTTGGAATAGTTGTACAATCAACACCTCTGTTAACAGGAACGATTCTAGTATTAGCATCTGGACCAGGAGAGATAACCTCAACCAGTTCAGTACCGATGATTAGAATATCACCGATCTCAATACCCTCAACGTTATTAACAGGAAGTCTAGTATACTCAGCATCAGAAGGATTACCAGTCCAAGCGTTAGTGCCTGATCCAGTATCAACCAACGTGTTCTGAAGTGTGATGCCAGTTGAAGTACCAGGAGTACCAGAGAAGACAATAGGAGTACCACCCTCAGTAGCAGCAATCTGAAGTGTTCCATTAGCAGCAGAACTATTAACGACGAAGTATGTTGTAGTGGTGTTTACATTGTTAGAAAGACCAGTGGTATCACTGAATCTAACTGTGTTACCATCGAGGAAATAGTTATCTGCAACAACCATTTGACCGTTGCTACCATTTACACTGGTAATAATTTCAGCACCATCAATATCAGCGATGAACTCATAGAAGTCAACATTCAGATTTGAAAGTGAACCAGCAGAGTGTGCAATCTTACTGGTATTCAGTGATGCTCTAGTAACAGTAACAGTACCACTGTTTGATCCACCATTCATGGTGACATCACCCATCATGTCTGTATCGCCGTTAACAATCAGAGAGTTTCTAATTGTTGTTGTTCCAGCAACACCACCAAGAGTGAACTGTGACGCTCTCGATGCAAAGTTGACGATGTTACCAGCACCAGATCTCGTAAAGAGATTAATAGTAGAAGAATTAGACTGAATATCACCACCATTAACATCTAGATCACCATCAAGAATTGTCTGAGCGTTCTTAACAGTCAGTGTGGAGTTAGCAGTATTCTGGAATCCACCACCAATTGTAATAACAGACGTTGATGTAGGATTATTATTTGGTGTTGTACCAATGTTAATAACCGATCTGTCTAGACTGGTATGAATATTGAGAGTACCAAGTCCTGCAGAAGATGTACCAATATTGATAGTTTGATCTGCTGTTGCATCATCAGCAATGTTAAGTGCAGTAGCATCACCAAATGCATTGACTGTGAGTGCATTATCATTCAGTAGATTGAATGTCGATTCATTTGTTGTGATATCTCCACCATCAACATTGAGATCGCCGTCAATATCTACATTAGCATTTGCACCAAGTAGTTTAAGTGTACCATTAATTGTTAAAGTATCACTTAGATCACTTCTGGATAGGTTAATACCAACACGATTGTTGACTGTATCAACTCTAAACAGTGCTGTAGATTGTGGTGAAGCAGAGTCACCGCCAACTAGGAATGCTTCATGAACATTCGTCTCACCCTTTGCAGTTCCAGTACCAGCCATGTACTGAGCATTAGTGATTGTTCTACCACTAATGAATGCATTACCAACAACATCCAAGTTTGCTCTTGGTTCTTGCTGATCATATGTTGTTCCACCAGCAGAATATGTTAGGAATCCAAATTCGTGTGCAGCATGTGCAGTACGAGCAAGTGTGTTAACACCCAACTTATACTCACCGATAGCATCAGTATCAGTTCTAAGTGCTTCAGAACCAAGAACACCAAATTCTTTCCACGATTCTTCAGAACGCTCTAGAACTGCAGTTGGTTGATTTGTTGGATCCCAAGTGTAAGTTGCACCAGTGATCGCATTAGCAACAACAAATTCAATAAAGTCATTATCAGCACCTGTTTGATCTGCTCTTGTAACTGTCCATAGACCGTTGATCAGTGGTTGAGAGAATCCTTGAATGCGGATTGTCTTACCAACACTCATCTTAATGCTGGTGTCTGCGTTCGTTAGAACACCACTCCAGT